AATGTTGCCTGGACTCGCCAAATCTAATTAGATATAGAATAGAATCTACTACATCTTTAGTACAATGAAAATTTGAACATAATCTTGAAAATTTAACACCTACGAGTTTATCTTTTTTTGGAACTTTATTGACTTCATCATCAATAGTCATATCTGATAAATCTCTAGTCTCTTCTATTTTTATATCATTAAGTTTCACTGTAATCCCTTTCTCGGGGTAAAAAAGGGAGTTGCAGAAGCAACCCCTTTTGGATAAAAATAAATATAGCTTAAGCTAATACGTCTAAAGTATAGCATTCTCCGGGGTAAAAGAGACGAATTCCACCATTAAATCCGTGCCCAAGAACGAGCTGTGGCTGTTGGATGCCTTCGGCTGTCTGTGTCATGGCAGTATCCTGCATGTAAAAATACTTACCGCTTCTTGGATTCATTGCTCCACCATTCTGAACAGACAATGTATAAGCATATTCGCCTATAGGTCCACCGAACGAAGTAGTGTCAATAAAGAAATAAATCTTACCATCAGGAAGCAGTGTATTAATTGTTCCCTCTGTGTATCCATTAATATCATTCGCACCAGCTATATACTGTGAGCTATCAATTACAACATTGATATTCAGATCACCACCAAGGTAATACTTTAACCATGTGTCAACTGTAGCTCCGCCAGTGGCTTTTGTTGGAGAATATAATGTTCCCTGCACATTCGGGTTGGCATAAATATTACTTACCCTTGAAATAACATTTGCATTTTGAGTTGCTAACTGATTAGTTTTATGATTCAAGAACATTGAGACTCTTAAGCCTCTTTGCTTTGTCAATGTAAAGTTAAGCAAGTTTGCAAGCTGAGTAATTGGATTTGCTGTTGCAGAACATACTACTCCACTAGAACTAATAGTTCCCCATACTCCACCAAGAGTGGAAGAAGTTAAGAAGTTAGCTCCTGGGATACCAAGCGAATAAGTTTGTCCCTGCCATTTTACCTGGTTGTTGATCAATGCCTGGTAAATATCATTCATCCTTCTTACTTTACCCATATGTTCAAGCTGTCTTGAAATATAGGAAATCATCTGAGAAAGCCCACGAAGTGCAAGGTCATTACTTCCAGGACTTCTCAGAGAAAGAATATCTTCCTGTGTAAATATAGCAACATTACCAGCCTGTGGCAACTGGACTGAATATGTATTAAATCCTCGTTTCTTGATTACCTTAACTGGTGAACCAAGTGGAGAGTCATCCATAATTCCAGCAATAGGATCTATTTTATCAATTAATAGATTCCATGCACCATAAGACATTTCTGGAAATAATTCAAAAATTTCAGGTTGCATGAAAGGAGTTATTGCTTCCATCACACCAGTAATTAATGAAGTAGTTGTTAAGAGTGAATCCCCTGAGCGTCCCAATTTAACATTATGTTTATTGGCAAAATTAATTGGCTGTCCGGAATCCTGTCTATTGGAGTTAAAAACATTATCAGCATTTACTCCCATTTTAATAAATGCTTCGTAAACTGCTTCGCCTCTAGCTGCATCATCCTGAGAATTTCTAAGAGCAGATAGATGTGCTAGTTCGGGAACAGATTCGTATGATTTAGATTTTTCTGAAAGCTTTACTCCTGGAACAAACTTGTCGTCCATAGGATAAAGGTTTCCACTGTCATCTTTCAGTGTACTGTAGAGCCTACTATAATCTATAGGAGAACTCTGATTTGCGAAATTAGCCATTATATTCTCCCTTTCTTAGTTTGAACCAAATCCAATGACGCCAAATGATACACATACAACACCATTAATTGTTCTTTTGGTTGCATAGTTATTTGTAATCAACCAGTCAATATCGGTTGTGCTTCCCTTAGCTCCAATCAAAGAGGCATATACCCAGTTAGTCATCATGCCATCTCTTATAGCATAGTTACTGAATACACCAGTTGTGCCAACTGTACTTGCATTAGCTGTTTCATCAAAGAAAATACCTTTGAACGGTACAGTCGCATAATCATCTGAATCGAATAAAGTCATTGCTCCACTCAATGTAGCCTGCCCCAAAAGACAGCCGTTCTGATAAGTTGCTACTGTAGGATTTGCAGTTGTCCAGTTTGCGTCCCATGTATCAAGCAATGTCTGAGCGATTTTAGGATTTTCACCCATTACAACGCTTTCTCCATAGCTTACACCTGCAAAAGTTTGTGAATATGTAGGATTAAGAGCCATTGTTATTTGTCTCCATATTTAGAATGTGAAGATTCTAGTTTCTCCACAATCGTTTTTAATTCATCAAATAGCTTCTTTTCAACAACCTCATCCTTTTCTGATTCAGAAGCTCCGAGCTTAACTGACTTAGATGCCAGTGCTTTTTCAAGCATGATTTCTATTTTATTAACCTGCTTGGTTATAGATGAAAGTTCAGCCTCTCTATTTTTGCCATCTTTAACATCGTTAAACGAAGATAAATAAATTGAAGCATTTTCATCATTAGCCTCTGACATTACCTCGCCCATCTTTGTAAGATTTTCCACGGACTCGGAAAATTTAACACTGTCTTTAGATGTAAAAGCTTGATCCAGTTCAGAAAGCATTGATGCGTGCCGTTCTTTTAGATTTGTAGCAAGTATTTTATCCTGACGGATATATGCCACATCGCTTTTAGTGGATGTTCCTGCTGAACTATCGCCTCCAATAGAAGCTCCCAGCTTAGCAGATTTTTCTATAATTGTTCCCATATCAGCCATATTATTTACCTCCTGAGGTTGGTTGGAATATGATCTTTATTAACAAACATTGGGTTAAATCTAAGTGTAGATTGCGTTGATAACACAAGCATAACGACATCAAGGGGATTATCAAACTTACATAGTTTAGAAGTAATTTCATTTGATTGTGCCTTGGTTATTACACCTTTGATACAAGCTGAAAGTAAGAGTCTTTCTGATTCTAATATACTATTATATTTGACTATAGTTGACTTTGCAAGTGCAATCATTGTATTTAATTCATAAAATTGTGGTTTTTCCATTTGACTCATAAGGCTTCTAGCAGATAAATCAGCTCCGTGAACAACCCATGACACTTCCGAAAACTCTAATGTTTTAAGTGAAAACTGCACGCTGACGTTTCTCCATCTAGCTGTACGACCTGAAACCATGCAGACATTTTCTTTTCCTTTTACTCTGACTGTCATAAAGAGATATGATTTATCGTTAGCTCTTCGAACCTCCATCAAACCTATAACATGTCCAACTATTTCTCTAACATCTTTATCGTTGTGAGATAAACAGTTTGGTGCATTTCTATTGTCAAACTCTTCGAGTGGACCGATGTCTTTATTAAATCCTCTTTCAGATTCCCATGCCAATTTAGCTTTTTTATTATACTTTTCTGACATTATTTGAAGAGTTGATTGTGTTATACAAACCTTAGTACCATTCATATCGGTAAAAGTACCTTCCGATAAAGCCATTAAACGTATGTCTGCAAAATCATCACTTATATTATCCGATGCTACAGAATGTCCAGTAGGTTTTGATAGAACTACATTCATATTTTTCTCCATACCTTTTTGTTATTTAGGTTCGCCTTTTGCTTCATTATATCTATTTTCTTGACTCTGTGATTTATAATGATCGCTACTTTCTGCAACATCTTTTTTCTTAGATGTGTCATGGCTATTGCCACCTGTTCCTAAGCCTGTAGAAAGTTTGTATAGATTTTCTTTAAGTAGTAGTTCCATTTCTTCATCATCAGATTCAGGAAGTCCCATTTGTTTCTGTACAAGTCGAACGGTATCAGGACATAAGTTGCTAATAAATCCATCCTGGTGCATTTGGGAATACAGTTTGACATACTTTAATCTGTCGTCTATATCTATAATATCTATATCAAATTCACCAAAATTATTTATTTCGGAATCATAATTTGTTTGTAAAACTATCCTCATGTATTGATTTAAAATTACTTCTCTAACTATATCTTTTCTATATTTGGACATATTACGCATATATAAAGAACTTTGAGCTGTTACACCAGCAAAACTGTTTCCAGACTCATAACTACCGCCTGGAACTTTTAATCCAGTCTCTATTCCTTTATCATAATAAGCCAAAGCATTTTCAAAAACGTTAAAGTTTCCTTCATTATGTATAGCTTCAATTTCCATCACCTGACCTTTAAGTCCAGTAAGTATCAAGGCGGAATCTTCGGAATGATCTTTCATTGCTTCGTATAAAGCTTCAACCGCTCCAACGACTTCTGAGGCACTTTCACCAACTTGTATTTTTGCAGTATGACTTGCATATCCTACTAAAAGCGGATGTGCCGATCTTGACTGAGCTGATATATAAAGTTCTTTACTTAACTGTTTCATTATCCATGTATTGTATACTGGAAGCAACCAGCTTGTTCCATATGGATTAATTCCCTTTTGATGCCCTTCCATTGCATAGTGTACAACGAATCTTTTATCAAGTTCTACAAGTCCAAAATTCTGTATAAAATTAGTTCTGAATGGATAATCCATTGGACCTAAACTTGCAAGTCTATCTATTGACATTACACCGATTGAACCATTATAATCGCCAGGCATAAATCCCATTGTAGAAAGTGCATTTTGAGTTCCAGCATACGGAAAATTATAAACGTATTGATATATATTATCTACTCTGCCCTTATTATCAGCAGAAAATTGTACAGTTATTTCGGGCATGTGATCAATTTTTGTAGGAAATACATATCCTTCATCGGTATAATACATGCTTTCTTTATCAATAAATCCTGCATACATACCATTAACCATTGAAGCCCCAGCAACTGTTTCGACAATAGAGCCGATACCCCCTTCAAGTCTTTTTATTGCTTCTCGACCTATTTTTTCACATTCAGGGATACTATGATGATATTCACCAATACCTTGTATTATAGAATTTATATTTTGGGAAACACATCTACTAATTACTTCATCAGTCTGTACCATTTTGTTAAATGTAGACATAGACACTGGACATGGATTAACAAGAAAATTTCCTGTTACAGAAGATATATAAGGAATAGAAGTTCCTTGATCGCTATTTAAAAGGTCGCCCACTCCGCTGACAACACCTTCAAATGTTTCGCTGACATTTGCCGATAAAGCTGTTTTCCATTTAGATTCTTTGGGAGCAAGTTTGACCATAGATTGAAGTTGTTTTTTTAAAACTTCTTTTTCCAGTCCAACAGGTATAACTACTTGGTCTCTTTCATTTAGATGAACTATTTTATCCATATATTAAATCTCCGCAAATCTTTTCATGTATGCAATAGTAGATATATACTACTATAGATTAAATAAAATTAATAACAAGTATTTTTTATTACTTAGGTATTTCATCCAAATACTTTACCTCTCATCAATCTATTTACTTGCCCTCCCCTAGAGAACATATTTTTTATTTTATATGTTGGATTTTTATTTATAGGAGGATTTAACATGTACCCATAATGACATGCAACCTGTACCAAAGCATCTACTAAGTCATCTTTTATTATGCCACCATCTCCTGTAAACGCATAGAACTGTGAAGTAAAAACACTAATTCTAGGATAAATCCTACTGCTTGGAATATAAACTGCTCCACGTCTGCAATGTGGGAGTAAAAATTGCGCCCTTGTTCGTTTATTTTCTTGTGAAATAAATCGTTCTATTTTGTATTCTCCTTCTTCCTCAAATAGCTGATACAATGCTTCACCACCTGCTTTGTCTTCAATCAGTACACTTAAATATGTAGGGTATTTTTCTTTATATATATTTATCTGATTCATAGTATCTCTGTGTGATACCCTAGGCTCGTTCCAAAAGTCTAAAAGATAAATTCTTTGCTGAGTAATAGCAACAACTACGACGGCACAATCATCACCCTTCTTTGCAATTTTTGAATAATTAGGATCGCAACTTATTATAATTGTAGCCCCAGTTAAATTTGGAACTACATCATAAATACGAAAGGATTCTTCGTTAAACATCTTTAGCATTAAACTATCAGGCTTGTTCATGGCAGTAATATCCCAGCCAATAGGATCAAGTGTTTTATATTCGAGGTAGAAATTCATCTTATACTCGGGCCATAAATACTCACCAATTTTTCTATGATCATACGGATAATCACGTTCATCTTTTAGTGCATTTAGTATAATATGCTTCCATTTTAAAGCACCCTCAGGTGGATTTTGGATATATTTACCCATGTTACCTATTATATCATCATCTCTCCACTGAGTTCCTATGACTATTATTATAGTATCTTTTTGTTGCCTAGTTAAGATATTTCTAGTAAAGCATCCCCATCGAATAAAATTGATCTGATCTGACATTGCATCAGCCATTCCATTAAAGTAATCGTCTACTATTATTAAATTGGCTGAAAATCCGTTATAACTACCTTCTATTCCAGCGGCCTTAAACTCCCCAGTAGATGAATTTGCATTTGTAAAATTTGAGACAGTAAGCTTATTTCGACGTTTTATGGCTACTCTGACCTCTTCGCTTAATTCATCTTTAAGTTTGAAATTTGGAAACATCTTTTGATATTTGGGATTAGTTACTTGTTCAAGTAAATCGGCTGCAACTTCCTTGGCTCTAGTTTCGGAATATGTAAGGTATAAAACTTTCCAGTCTGGATTTTTTCCGAGTATATATGAAGGAAATAGCGTTCCTAAAAATTTTGTATTGTGAGTAACTATGTAGTTTTCTGCAACATATAGTCCTCTTTCATTATCAACAGTTAGACAAGTTGCATCTTCTATTATGCTTTTTTCTATGCTCTTAATTTTTAGATATTTATTTTTTTCTTTATGTGTATATACTTTACTACATTGATTTTTCTTTGTTTCATCGCTGAATAATTTTTCGGGATTTTCAATTCTTACTCTACAATGGAAAATATTTTTGCTGAATGTACCATTTTCATCTTCAATTAAACATCTTTTATGTTTTTTTATTTTACATGACCCGCCTATTGAAAATATAAGTTTTTGAAAACAACTAGCTACATGTAGACTGCTGGTGTGATATTCTATAGCTTTATTACCTTTTGATATAATATGTCCGTTTGAGTCCATCATTCCCTGTATAATAGACTTTCTGTGTGGATAAGAAGCTTTTAAGTATTCATCTAATATAAACTTATCACTTAATGCTCCTAATGAATACGAATATAATAGTAATGGTTCATACTTATTATCATCTATAGGAATATACCGAGGAATATACATAGATTCGTTAAGGGGGATACTAATATGCTCTAAGATTTGTTTAGTTGTTAAAACTTTAGTTTTATTCTTCTTGAATTTTGAACATCTTATTTCCCATAAGTGATCAATACAGCAGTTAATACTTCTTCCATCTTTAAATGTAACTTTATACATCTGTACATTTTTTTGTGGATGTATAGCTAATATCTTACTATAGAATCCTTGACCTGAATCTATGTTATCACCAGGACGCAAATCTCCATTTCTTACCCAGCCAATATCTAGTTTGCATAGAGTATCATCACTTAATAATTTTCCGTGTTGCTGGACTACTTGAAACATTAATCTTCCGGAACCAGCTTCATATATTTTTTGAGCTTCTTCCATTATTAAATCTTGAAACCACGGGAATTCAAAATTAGTCATGGATTTGCAATACCTAGGAAAAGTTGAACTTTCAACTGAACTAGCAAATCTTTTGAATAATGAAACTTCTCTATCGGTAAGTTTTTTGCCAGCCTTTAGTTTAGTTTCAATATTTTTTATATATTTGGTTGCATTGATAGCCATAAACACCCCTAGTTATTATTAATCTATAGTTCTATTCTATGCTGAGGCTTCATTTAATACAGTCCAGTCATCCTCAGTAAACAAATCATCCTTTGTAAATGATACATTCATTCCCGAAGAAGTTCGCATAGTTTTTGTCATTATATTGTAGTTCATAATTGGGATAAATCTTTGATAATTCATTATTGTAGAATATGCAGAAACATATAATTCTCTTGTAAGTTGAGCATTGATTCCACTTTCAAGAGTCGTTGTTCCTGCATCAAGTAGGTCCAGTTTTTCTAATAATGTCATAACGGTCTCCTGTACTTTGTTATTGCATTACATATTCTCCTAAACAAGCCTTTGCCTCTTAACTTATTCAGAACCTTATCACCATTACAGTATACTATAACATGTTCGCCTTCAAGAAAAGCTGAGTATAATTCTACCTGTAATTTATCCTCCACCTTATATAAAAAATAAGTCTTATTGGATACAGTGGGAATTTTCTCTACAAATGATATAAATTTATTTTCTCTGTCAAAAACTGCATACATATTTAACTCTCCATTAGATTCATTAAGTTTTCTACTTCTGTTAAGCCAATTTTTTCAGAGGAATAGGATTTTCTTTTTCGCCTGCTATCAGCTTCATCTTTAAATATCCCAGTATCTTTTTCCATTTTATATATAAATTCCATTTGTTTGGAAAGTAATGCAGTAGATAATTTAATTTTATCCATGTCATCTTTTACAATACCTTTTTTGGCTAGTCCAATAGAAATATTTCTAGTTAGGCAATTTATAGTATCTCTACTTATATATGGAATAAGCTCCATTATCTCTTTAAATTTAGGATTATTAGCAATTAATTCATTCCTGGTACTTGGTGTAATATGGAAATGTCCCATCCATCCATCTGCAATAAGATTATCTTTACAATAAGAAATAATACCTTCTAATAATTCATCTGTTACTTCGCCATTGAATTTCATATTACCTCTTCTTTTCCTTTATATAGTTCTTCTAATATGGTATTAAACTTACCAATAATTTCATCTTTAATGTCTTTAGGACTTCGAGTTCCATCAAGTTTATAATATATATCTCTTACTATTGGATCTAAAGCCCACTTCATGCTTAGCGTTACCTTCCCAGTTTTAAAATCAGATTCCATAGTTTTAGTCTTCCTTGTCCTTGTTAAACTCTTTATGGCATTTATTTATGAAATATAAAAACTCATCCTGTAATCTTTCCTCTGCCCTGGCTATTTTTTTAAGCTTAGTTTTAGTTTCGCATAGCAGATATCTAATTCTGTTATAGTCAAAACTTAAGTCAAATTTAGGAAGTATATTCGAGGTTATAATAATTTTAGCTGAATGCCTAATCATTTCTGCCTCGGTATACATAAACCTCACGCTAGACAAATCTTTTCCGGACACATTAAACAATAGCTGGTCTTGCATTATATTCCTGTCTTTATTATCAGGTATACTTACAAGCAGTTTACCTTTAACGGCAGAGCTTCTTGACATATCGTTTCTATCACCTGAGAGAGTATGATACAATTCATGCCCCATTATTTCTGCCAGGGCATTACAAAATGTAGTCTTGCCAGTATTTCCATCGCCCTTTATATAGAGTATAAATTTATCATCAGGTGCATTTTCATTGAAAAGATTATATACCCAGTATCGCACTGCCTTTTTCCCTTTATCGTCGAACTGATTTAGGAAGGCATCCCATGTTGGACATTCTCCTTCTCTGTCTAGCGGAACGAACAACTGGCAGTATACATTTGAATCGTTACTCACCATTTTTGGCTTCTTTGCCATGAATCTTTTTCTACGTGTAATTTCCATGTTTAGAGCGTTTTCAATTTTCCTATCACTTGCTACATAGTAGAGACTTCTTAGTCCCATGTATCTTATTCGTCTAACTATTTTCAGTAGGTAATTTTGAGACATACTATCTGTAATAAATTCCAGTTCCTTACTGTCATCACTCTTTTGGCAATAGCACTTTATAGTCCCGCCCTCTGCATAGTATACAAACTTATACTCAGGATCGTCATGGAAAGATAGTAGCCCAGCTACTCTTTTGTTGACTTCTGATGCCCTTATACAGTATTCATTGAAGTCTTCCTTGGTAGAGAATTTCTTTATAATAGTTTCTTTAATGTTATCAGTGTTTCCCATAGCCACGGTTATAGCCCTGAAGAAATTCCTATTATAAACCATGTAGCCCTTGCCCTTGTAGACAATCTTCCTTGGTAGTAGTTGAATCTCATCCATGAAGTCTGTATTGTCCTGCTCGAATGTTCCAAAGACATTCCGTATACTTTCCTCTTGCATCACTGAGCCTCCATATCCATTATCATTAAGTCCATCATATCCTTTACTTGTTTTCCGTCATTGAATATTCCTTTAAGCATAACAAAGTCATCCTGTCTTAGCCCGAGTAAGAATGTAAACACGTACTCCCAGCTTCTATCCTCTTTTTCATGTAACTTGCTATATGCCCTGTTTACAAATGCTCTATGTTCATCAGTATTGTAATACATTTTGTGTATTCGTCTGCCTTCAATCGGCAAGTTCTTTTGTACGTATTTCACCCTTTCCAGCCCAGAGTAAAACGAAGTTTCCTCTCGCTCCCTCATCTTTAGGTGTACTACAGCCTTCTTAATATTGCCCTCTATCACCAAAAAAAGCCCTCCATTTTGCCTTTCGAAATGCTGTCGTCTCGCGTGCGGTTATGCGAAGCCTTGGTTACGTTATAGTCTTGGATACGCAAAGTATTGGCTATTATGAATTTTAGACAAGGCATGCTTTTCCCTAGTCATAGGGAAACTATATCATACAAAACTCTAGTTTCAAGTCTAGCCCAGCTTAATTTTGCCACTTCTTTTAGCCCAGCCTTTTGGTCCAGCCCTTTGGCTTAGCCTTTTAGCCCAGCCCTTTAGCCCAACCCTTTGGTCCAGCTACCCATTTTTCCCTCGGCTCAACCTACTAGCCCAGCCTAACTTTGCCCTGCCCCCTAAGCCCAGCCTAGCCCAACCTAGCCCAGCCTCAAAAATCTAGCCCGCCCTAAAAATACTCTGCCAAGCCTAGCCTAGCCTCGGGCATCTAGTCCAACCCTGGGCTGGCTACCAAATCTCGGGCTGGCTAGCAAATCATCGACCTTCTTTTTTGGTAAAAAACTGCCCATTTTGGTGGACCTTCTTTTTTGGTAAAAAACTGTATATTTGGTGGACAAGGTTGAGTCAATATCGCCGCCCTTCGGTTGGCTTTTGTTTCGCAACCCCTTGACTATTAACTACTTATTTTAAAATAAGTAGTTGCAAAATCTCTTTAAAGGTGTACTTTATTAGTAGCGAATAACACTTTTTGATATTCGCAAAGTTTTTTAGTTAAAGTCTTTTTGCTCTGTGCTTTTTTGTTGAGTTACCTCAACTAAAAGCTTTCACCGTCGCGGTGGCAAAGTAAAAAGCAAAGGGCATACACAAATCAATTTGTGTTATGCCTGTAGTCAAGACAACACTTGTCTGGGACTACAGCAACCTATAAACAACAAAGGATTGAACAATGGAAAACAACGAAACACAGATTGCGCCAGTGACGCCAGTGACGCCAGTTACGCCGGTTACGCCGGTTACGCCAGTTACAGAAGTTACGCCGGTTACGCCAGTTACAGAAGTTACAGAAGTTACGCCAGTGACAGAAGTGACAGAAGTTACAGAAGTTACAGAAGTTACAGAAGTGACAGAAGTTACGCCAGTGACTTTTGGCAGAGTAGCAAACAGTAACCTAATAGCAAGGCTGGAAAGTCTACGTATTAGTAGTCGAAGCGGTAGAGAGGTGTACTCCCCAGTACTACAGGCTTTAACTGATTCAGGCTTTACTCTGGACGTATGCCTTGAACTTTTAGCAGGTAGCAACAAGATCGAGGCAACTCGCAAAAAACATATAGAAAATGATAGCATACATATACCTAAACAAGTTATAGCTTGTGAGGAACTGGCATTATTACCAGCTGGCAAATATGACTTGTTAGAACTCGAAGACTTTTTTAAATATACCTACATTTTCAAATGTCACTTATCAAATACCGACGCCAAAATTGTAATTGAAAGAGACGCAAATAGCTTCATGAGTGTAGTGAAAAATATCGCTCGGTATTTGAATTTCAAAGACGAGGCAATCATAACAGACAGAGACGTCGAGCTTATTTAGCCCGCCTTAAAATTTGCCCTTGCCTAGCAAGGGTAAATCCTACAAACAAAGAAAGACAAAACAGATGCAAAGTTCAATGCAAAATATGTTGGAGCAAGGGATATTCTACAAGCCCAAACAAAAGTTAGGCTATGGAGCCTACGACCTAGATAAGGAAGTTAGGAAAGCACAGCAAGCCGAGAAGGATAACCAAGCCAAAAGTGATTTATCATTTGAAGTAAAAAACAAGGCAAACAGAGCCCGAATAAAAAAAGCAAGGTTGAGTATTATTAGACGTTATCTAGAGCTCGAGGGTCTTATGTAAAACACAAGTCCAGCCTGAAAATAACACTGGATATAGCCCGAATTATTAATGCTATATCCAGTTTTAAAATCCAATATCTATTTTTATTTTCAAAATATTTATTTTATTTTTCAAATATTTATTTTATTTTCAAAATATTTATTTCAAACTTAAAAAAAATAATCAAATAAGTAAATAGCCATGTCGGGGGAGAAAAAAAAGCTAGCCAGGTCAACGCATATTTTGCAATGGGATTTTCTGTAGGGAGGCTAAAAAATAGATAGACAGAGTGTTCCTTTTTTTGCAATGAGATATATAGGGGGATGAAAAATAGCTAGCCAGGTCAACGCATATTTTGCAATGGCTTTTAACGAATATAGCATACCCCACTCGCCACGTACAGTTAACCTTTAACACAAGGAATATAAAAGATGAATAAAGACAATGCTTATTTATTTATAGGAGCGGCTTCACTTTTATTCGGGCTTATCTGCCTAATCGGAGTATACAACTCTTAATCACACACGCTACACACACGCTACACACACACAAGCAAACAAAAGGTAGAAAAGTTATGACACTACACGAAATAAAAAGCCCTACACATGTAGGCGGAACAAATAAAATATCAAGGTATGGAGACATTGAACTAGAGGACCTTGACTATGCAGAGCTACCAATTAACGAGTATGCAATAAAGTTACCAGCCCGACTAAACAATAAGCATATAGCTATCCTTAAAAAGCATAATGTCCTAATCAACCTCAGCGATTATAATAACGCTACAGCTGGCTTTAAAAAGAATGTTACTCAGGATTTGATACAAAATATTCCTTACACACAGACAAAACACTACTGCCCTTCTAGGTTCAGAGGTAAAATCTGGGATGAGCTATACGGAGACAAACCAATAACAGTTACCAGGGCAAGACGTATTTTATCAGAAAATAATGTCAGAGATATTACGCTAAAAAAGCTTGTACAGGATGGACGATTTTACCATGAGCTAAATGCGTTTAGCGGAAGCTCTAGTTTAAATTTTATAAGGCTATGCAAACTATCAGCCTTGTTTTATACAGATACTTGCCATGTATACGACTATAGCTTCAAAACAATAGATAGGGTTTTAATAGCTAGAATGATAAATAATTCAAAAAGATTAATAATTAATGATAGTCGGCTATTCAAAATAATAATAAATGTAGCAGTTAGAAGATGTAGCTTGTTAAAAGTTGACTGGATTATTAACAGTAACAATATATGCAGAGAAGATATGATAAATATAAAAAAAGCTGGTTACTATGCAAAGATAAAAAGAGTTAACGACTACGCAAAAAATGCAAAAGGGCTATAAAAAAATGGATACAGAATTTACAACAGATGAACTAACGATATTAGAAGAATGTGTTTCAGATGCACAAGTAAAACTATTGGTGAGTACTAAAGGTAAGGATTTACACCCGAGACGTATGAGAAAATTCAAAGAACTTTGTGAGCTTGGCGAGAAAACAAGCAAAATATTATCGTACAAGTTAGGCGGGCAAAAATGAACAAGTGTAAAAAAAAGATTGATGAGCGGAACGGCGAAAAATATTATTTATTGGGAACAGACCATGATGGCAAAAAAGTATGGTTAACTGAGGCATCATGGGATTGTGGTTGGTACTGGGGATTTGGATATATTACAATATTTACCTCAAATGTACCTTCACGGAGCAAAGATATAATGTCTCATAGTCACTGGAATCATTCAATTGCATGGAAATTCCACAATAAATCTTGTAGTCATATTAATGAGAATAAAGACTTTAAATCCACAGTAGTGGATAATAATGAAAGCTGGTTATTATCAGAATTAATGAAAACATTTTATTCTCTGTCAGATATAGCAGAACTTTATCATCATGGAGGTTCGTTTATAACGTCAAATCCTATGGCGGAAAAGCTAAAAGACCAAAAAAAACATGATGAAATAAACAAAGTTATTCTCCCCGAGCTATTCCAGGAAGTATACAAACTACTAACCCCATAACATTGAAGTACGATATAGCCTACCGCCCACAAATCGGCAGGCTTCATTCGCATTTCAGTATAATTACTGAATAATAAATCAAACAAAAAAAGGAAATTAAAATGGAACAAGCAAACGAGTACGGAAAATCACGGCTAAGTTATCTAGGAGGCTCATGTATTTCTACAGTTGTTGGAGTCAATGAGTACAAAACTTTATTAGAGTTATATGAGGATAAATTAGGATTAAATCCAAAAACAGAATCAAATAGCCACATGAAAATTGGCTTAGCTCTCGAACCTATGGTGTTACAAAATGTAGCAGACAAAGTTGGTCTTCCTCTGATAAAGCCATATTTTTTACAACACCCTGTATACGACTTTTTAGGTGGAAGTCCAGATGCACTAATAGGTGATTGTATAATAGAGGCAAAAACAACCGCTTCGCATAAGATAAAAGAAAGCGAAGAAATACCAGCAACTTATTACACTCAGATACAATATTACCTTGGTTTATCGGGCAAGAAGAAATGTTATTTAGGTGTTCAATGTTTAGCAGGAGCAAAAGACTTTTTCATTAAAGAGATTGAGTTTGACAAAAACTATTATGAATTTCTTGTCAGTGAGGGAGTTAATTTTTGGAATGATCATATAATACCACAAATTCCACCTGCACCGTCGAGTGTTGGAGATTTAAATAATAAGTTTCCAGTAGCTTCTCCCGATTCTTCTGTTCAAGCCGACGAAACAATAATTAATGCTTTACTAGAATTAAAAAACATAAAATCCCAGGAATCAGTTATAACAAAGCGAAAAGAAGAGCTTGATTTTATAGTTAAAGAAGCATTTTCGGACAAAGAGTCTTTAGTTTGCAACGGAGTTACCCTTGCAACATATAAAACATCTTACTCTACTAGAATAAACTCAAAAAAGCTAAAAGAAGAATATATAGAAATATATAAAATCTGTACAAATAAAACATCAGGTCGCAGACTCTTGCTAGTTAATAAAAATTTATAAGGGAATAGAAAAATGAGTAAATCTGAATCAATAAATGAAATTGCTACAGCCCTAAATAATGCTCAACATTTGATATGCGGAGCTATTAAAGATAGTACGAATCCCCAGTTTAAAAGCCAATATGCTGATATTTCATCAGTAATAGAAGCTATAAGGAAGCCATGTGCGGAAAATGGATTATCATACACACAATTTCCTGTTATAGGCGGATCAAGTGAGCAATTATATCTTGAAACAACAATAATGCACAACTCAGGGCAATGGATGAGTAATATTGCAACTATACCAATGATTAAAAATACTCCGCAAGCTGTTGGATCTGCTATTACGTACCTCAGACGATATAGTTTATCTGCAATATTTGGAGTTCCGCAAGCTGACGATGATGCAGAGTCTACTATGAACGATAGAGTATCCAGTTTTACTCCTAGCTCAAAGAGACTTCTTAATATGGCAGAAAGACAAAAAGTATTTTCTGATATGCGAGAAGCAAATTGTGATTCAAACACTTTTTTAGTATTTCTAAAAAAGAATAAAATTAATAGTTCAAGCCAAATTCCGTATAGTTTCTTACCACAAGTAAATGGTTTTTTTGCCAGTGAAAGTAAAAAAAATGTCTAAAAAAATATTCAATAGCGGAGAGTATGGCAAGTTATGTATTGATGAAAAGGTTAAATATTCAGAAGAGTATGTTGCCAGTTATTCGTTAATCCAAATTAATGGATTAACCATAAGAAAAGAATCTCCTTATTATGCACATAGCAAAAATGCTCATAAAGCAGTAATGAATAAATTCAAAAATGATGAACCTACTGCCACACTAATTAATTTAACTTATCAATAAACAAGGATATAAAAAAATGAAGGATCTATACTCAACGGAATTTATACTAGAGTTTGATAAAGAATCTCATAATGACAGGTTTATTAAAAAAATTAAAGAATCAATAGATACAGACAGTACCAACATATATGATGTCGAGATAGATAAACTTGGTGAATATACTCTATCAATCGAGCGTAAAGAAAAAACATTTTTACACATAGAAATGTTTAAACAACTAATAGACATATGGAGGAAAAAATATGATATTTCATACGCTACATGTAGCATTTATAAGGTTTCAGCAAAAAAGTTTCATAAATATAACTACGGAGATAACTTCTGTTATTTAAATGTTCTTAGAGGTTCTAAATCTGAATGGAAGCTGGCACAAGATGCGACAGAGTACGAAGCAAGACACATCCTTTATACCGCCATGGAAAAACAAATATCAGGCAAAAAATAATGAGTGAAAATTATTGTAAAGATTGCAAGTTTTGTAAAGTTAGTATAGGTGCAATGTTACTTTTTCTACCTAAGCAAATATGCGTACACCCGCAAAACTATCATATAGATGTTGTTACCGGTAAAAAGAAAGTTAATGATTATTTTTGCTATTCCGTAAGACATAACCATTGCGGAAAAGCTGGACATTGGTTTGAGCCAAAAAAAACACAAAGATAAATATATACATGCAAGCCTGCCTGGGCTTGTATTGTGATTCTTGATTCGCAAGGCTCACATAACAAATCCAGGAATTAAGGAGAAAGTTATGGGTAAAGTACCTAAAAGAGATTCTACAATGACAGACAGAGACCAACTCAGTTGCTATTTGTCTCCCCCTAAAACAAAAACCTATCACCCATTGCATCATATTGATGCTGTTCATATGGTTATCAAAAAAGCAGAGGAGATAGGATATAAAATTAGAAGCGAGGAATACGGAGTTGCCAATGATGGAAATAAAATGTTTGGTATTATCAAATTTGAGCCTACGGATAATAAAGAATATACTCGTGTAGTTGCCGTAAAAAATAGCTATGATAAAAGCATAGCCTTTGGTATTGTTGCGGGGCTAGATATTCTTGTATGTAGCAACTTGATATTTAATGGTAACGTTAAATTATCAAGTAAGCATACTAAACAACTGAATCCACAACAAATAATTGACATTTCTTTTTTAATCTTTGAAAGTCAATGTTCAACGCTTGGTCAAAATATAATTGACTACAAAAAAATTACAATACATAATGAGAAAGCTTCTCATATAGTTTTATCAATGGCTAAGGACAAAATAATAAATGCTTCTGATGTAGTAAATGTAATGAATGAATATAAAAGACCAACATTTTCAGAGAATGAAGGTAATAATTTAAACTCATTATACAATGCCTTTACTTATATTATGAAAAAATACTCTATACTTACCAGCGTAGAAAGACATGTAAAACTAAATGCTATGTTTTCAAAAATATATAACAAATTAACGAAAGAATTGACATGATTATTGATAAATTTTCAAATGAGTTTAACAAAGGATTAGAACTTCTGGCATTAAAAAACAATTTTAGTGTAAAGTTATATAATAACTTAAAAAAGGCTACTTCGCCTTCGTTTAATCACAATATCTCAATTTCCAACGGAACTTATCGCATTATTATATATGATATAAAAGATTTAAATAAATGTAGACGCTGGTTAAGCAATAATTTAGAATTAAGAAACTTCAAATATCAAATAAGATGGTATAGTGGTTCAAATAAACTAATGACTTCATGGGTTTCTGATGATAATCTATTTGAAATATGGTTAAGTTCTGATATAGGAAATTATCCTAAAGAATTATCAAATGAAGGTTGCAAATGGGAAAAAGTAGAGAAAGAAAATAGTAGCAGTATTGAATTTACTTACCAATATGTATGCAATATTAAAAAAGATTCATAATCATACATTGAAAGACATGTAAAACTAAATGCTATGTTTTCAAAAATATATAACAAATTAACGAAAGAATTAACATGATTATTGATAAATTTTCAAATGAGTTTAACAAAGGATTAGAACTTCTGGCATTAAAAAACAATTTTAGTGTAAAGTTATATAATAACTTAAAAAAGGCTACTTCTCCTTCGTTTAATCACAATATCTCAATTTCCAG